GTACTCGATGCCAGCATCATCAAGCTGGCGCGCCATTATCTCTTCAAGGTTACTGGCCAAGTTGCCGTCCTCACGAAACCAAAGCTAAAGTTTGACCTGCAAAAAATAGATGCCCAACTTTTTGTCATCGGCCGACGACATAGAATATTAGATATAACTCGGAGCACCCTAAGTGCTCCAGTTCTATATCTATATATAGGGCTTACTGACGCACTGACGCACGCTCGTAAGTCATTGTTTTATATAAACATTTTCTCTCGTGAGATTTACTGACGCAATATTTACTGACGCACTGACGCAAAACGCCGTAAGTCATTGATTTATAAGGTGCGTCAGTCATAAAATTTACTGACGCATTACCTTCGCAACTGTCGCAAATGGCCTTTTTGCGTCAGTAAGTGCGTCAGTAATATGTACGCTATATGAGCAGTTCTCGCTCATATATTGATTGCCTCGTGTAATTCGCCGCATTCAATGAACGATCTCTTGTGTCGGTTAGAGGGATCTATTCGTTCGACAATGACCAAAGCCTTGGCCTTCACCCAGCGCCTCACGATAGTTTTTATCTTTTCTCTATCGGTCGGATCGGTGTCATCGAGGTCCAAAACGTCAGCCACTAATATGCCAACCCAATCGGTAGCACGAGAATTCTCTCGCCAGGTTGCTGGCTTTAGCTTCGCCTGGACCCGTCGCAGGTCGCTGGACGTGACATCATCAAAAGGATCAGGCCAGGCCCAAGGCTCAACTACGCCGACGTTATCGCCGTTTGGCAGGTCCACGCTGACCATCTGCCGCCAAGAGCCTTCGCCGCGAGGCGGCGCCAGATTGTCTTTACTATCGCCTTCCTTGCTGTAGCGCCAGCGCTCGCGCTCGTCAATGCCTGCGTAGCGCGCCTCGTCAAAGGTCATGCTGGTCAGCCGGCGAACGTGCCGAGCGGCGTCCGTGAGCGCTGACGCGCCGCGAGCGTCGCCGTAGCTTGCGCTCTGGCCTGGCTGCGCTTTTCTGACGTGATGCACGAGCTCAACAGCGCAATTGCCCTGGTCAGCGACGCGGCCCCAGGCCTTAACGACCAGATCGATCGCGCCATTGTCGTTCTCATTCAGTCGATGGGAGCTGACGAACGGGTCTACGATCACGACGTCAATCTCGTGCTGCTTGATAAAGTCGGTGATGGCACCCACGGCCGGCGTGAGCACGGCTTCGCCGCGCTGCGTCTCTGCGATCACGAGCGCGCTGTCGCGACCTGAGTTGACGAACAGCGAGCCCTCGTACTCTTCTGGCGCCACCTGATAGAGCTGACAGATTGCAGCAAATCGTCGCTGTAGTTCTTCGAGCGGGTCTTCGAGGTTCCATACCCAGACGCGCAGCTTCTTTGTCTCCTGGCCGAGCAGCGGCCTGCCCGTCGCCATTGCCATTGCCTCTGCCAGCGTGAGCGCTGTCTTGCCTGTGCCGCCGGCCGCGACGGTGACGCTGATGAACTTGCGTATAAGGTGGCGCCCGTATACCCAATCACGCGGCGCGAGCTGCAGGATGTTGCCGAAGTCAAGCGGCTTGGGCGCGAGCGCTTCTCTGCGTGCTGCGAGCGCTGCCAGGATCTCCGCTGACGGACCTGAATCTGCTGTCGCGACCTCTGGGGCAAAGCCCTTAATCCTGGCGCCGTTGACCGCCACCATGAATTCAGCGGCCGTTTGTTCGTGCGTGTAGCCTGGCTCGGTCCAGCCCCGAGATACCATGATGATCTCATCGTCTGACAGACCGTTCTGAATCATCGCGGCGACTTCTCGGATCATCTTGTCGTGCCAGCCACCGTCTTGCTGACGCAGCAGGTTGAGGTTGGGCTTGTTCAGCGCGTGGATTCTGGCGACGTGCTCTGCCGTGAGGGCTGGCAGTAGCCGCCAATCGCCGTCCATGCCTTCGTCGATAATCTCCTCGTAGATGTGGCCGGTTTCGTGTCGGCTTCCTGCCGCGATCACCACGCCGCCCTGGCCCCGGATATCGATCTTGTTGTTCCCATCGGCCGAGTTTTTAATGGGCAGGTCTTTGTCCGCCCGGTAATAGAAGTGGACGCCCCTGGACGTGCGAACGCGACGCGGTGTATGTGGCAGGTTGGCCTCTGCCCAGGCTGTCGCCTCGGCCGAGTCAGCGTCAACGACCACCACCTCTTTGCCTGTGACAATCGCCCAGTTGCAATCTCGCCATCGAGCGCTTGAGGTCCACAGCTCGATCAGCTCGTCAGTCACGTCCTGGTGCTGGAACCTTGCCCAATCGATCAATGGGCGCTTTTCTATAGGATGAGCCGGGACGATCGTCAAACCTTCCTCGTGTAAGGCAAGAGCCTTTTCTCGACGGTCTGTCGAGACCTGCTCAGACATTGTCGCGCTCCGAACACCAAAGGTCGGGCCGGAGTTCTTGACGATCTATCCCCGTCAGTTTCTCGACCTGTAGCGCTCGCTCCGGCGGTATTCCTCGCGCATTTTGGCGCCACCGGTAGACTGCAACGCGGCTTATGCCTAACTTTTTCGCCAGATCGGCTACCTTTATCTTGGTCCATACTTCGATTGGGGTCATGATTACCTCTTCGCTTTTGCCGAGATCGTATACTAATCATGTCCAAGATGTAAACCTTTAGATACCGTGCTCGCTAGTTACCTGGTATTCCGACCTAAACTTTAGGTGTAAGCATTTTGCTTATTGATCTGGGCATAAAAAGCTTGGTAAAACTGTCCTCGTTGATTTGCGGTTAACTTTTGGTTTACCATTGAAAGCATGAGTACATTCAGCCAAAAATTACGAGGATTAAGAGAAGCCCACGGGTATAGCCTTCGCCGCATGGCGACTGAGCTTACCGCACTGGGTGAGCCGACAAGCCACACGGCGATTGCCAAGTGGGAATCGTTCGAGGGGGCTGATGCTGAGCGTTTACCAAAACGATCGGCTGTAGCGGCCATAGCTAAACTGTTCAATGTAAAGCCGGCATGGCTGCTTGAAGATGTTTTTGATGTCAAAGGCAAAAAGACAGATAGACAAGCACAGTTATCGGATATTGAGCTTCTATCAGAGCAAGAGTTTAATCTGGTAATTGCTGTCAAAGATCAGTTTTTAAAGAATCGTAACCGAGATAACGAAGATGCCACACCAAGACCTGTCGATTAGAAGGCTTATAGAAAACGCGATTAACGAAACATTCTCTGAACGATTAGACTTTATTGGCAAAAACTATCTAGGCCAATCCATATATATAACAACCCCTCCCGATAAAGATTATTACAACCCCGGATTAAAAGCCAACTGGGATACCTTTTATAATCACAGGCCTTTTGTGGATTATACAAATGATAATCTGCCTGCCACCGTCAAATCTATTGGAGATCAAGACCGGCAAGGTTGGATGGTGTCAGAGTTTTCAGGCCGAAAAATCCCGACAATTACCACCTACTATCAAGATGCTATGGCAGTCACGTTCGTGCCACCCGACAGGTACAGAGAATTAAGAGCATATGCCAGCGAAAGATCGGCTTATCTACTGATCAAGCAATTGCGCTCTGTCCCGCAAATCTACATGGATAATTAATTGTAATAAATAGGTTTACAAGGGTTACATCGTATTGCTAAGCTCCTTTTGCACTTAAAGGAGCGATACGACGATGACAGCCGAACAAATTACAAGCAACACGCACAACGAACCCCCCATCGATGTCCTTGCAGAGCAGTGGCTCTGCGTCAAAGCACTAATCACTAGCAACATGGCCGAGCTGCGACGCATTGAAGATCGCATGCTCCCCTTTCTCGATCAAAAAGAAGAAGGCACGGTCACTACGCTCACGAAGTTTGGGCGAAAAATCAGCGTAAACAACCGTCTGAATTATAGCCTGGACGGCGCGAAGCTGATGAAGGTGCGGCATCAAATCCCGAAGAACTTACTACCATTGCGAGCTAAAGAAGTTCTGGATGAGACGCGCCTGCGATTCCTGCGGAACAACGAGCCTGATACCTACAAGATCATCGCTCACGCCATTTCTGCCAAGCCTGGCAAATCAACGATAACAATTAAGGTGAACGAAGATGATTGACTTGAAAAGCATCAAGAAGACGATGGGCATGAACCCTCCTTCTATGATCGTCTACGGTTCCATTGGCGTCGGTAAGACGACCTTTGCAGCAATTGCGCCCAAGCCTGGCAAATCAACGATAACAATCAAGGTGTACGAAAATGATTGATTTAACAAGCATCAAGAAGACGAAGGACATGAAGCCACCTTCCCTGGTCCTTTACGGTTCGGCTGGCGTCGGTAAGACGACTTTCGGAGCAATGGCGCCCAACCCCGTCTTCCTACAAACAGAAGCCGGTGAAGGCACCCTTGAGCTGTCAACCTTTCCTCTGGTGAAAAGCTTTAGCGAATGCCTCGAGTCGATCGCTGCATTGATAGAGCACGAGCACGACTATAAAACGCTGGTCGTTGATAGCCTTGATCATCTGGAGCCGTTAGTTTGGAAGGTCGTGTGCGAGCAAAACAACATCGACAGCATCGAGAAGCTTGGCTACGGCAAGGGCTATGTCATGGCCCTGGACCTCTGGCGTGAGTTCCTCGCCGCCATTAACACGCTGCGCGATCGAAAAGGCATGGCCATCATCCTGATCGCTCACACGCACATCCGCAAGTTTGAGAGCCCAGACTCCGACACCTACGATCGATATGAGATCAAGCTGCATCAAAAGGCCTCGGGGCTGATTCAAGAGAGCGTCGATGCCGTGATGTTTGCGAAGCACAAGGTCATCACAAAGAAGGAAGACAAGGGCTTTGGCAATACGCGAGTGCGTGGCATCAGTACCGGCGAGCGCGTGCTCTGCACTACCGAAACCCCAGGCTTTATTGCAAAGAATCGATATGGGCTTCCTGCCGAAATCGACTTTAACTGGGCCGCATTTGAAGCAGCAATTATTGAAACAACCACCAAGAGAGGTAATTAATCATGGCCGAATTTAGCTTTACAACCGACGGCATCGAGGCACCATCCGACCCGGCAAATTACGAGGTCATCAAAGAGGGCATGTACAAGGCGATGATCTTGTCGTCCGAAGTGCGGCTGACGAAGGCTGGCACCGGCGAGATGATCGAGCTCACCTGGGAGATCCAAGAGGGACCGTATGCAAGCCGAAAGATTTGGGATCGCCTTAATATCAAAAACCCAAATCCAAAAGCGGAAGAAATCGCGCAGCGAGATCTAGCGGCGATCTGCCGGTCCTTCGGCAAGGTTGGCATCACAGACACGGAAGAGCTGCACGATAAGATGGCGATGATCAAGGTTGTCGTCCGACCGCCATCCAATGGCTATATGGAAAGCAACGAGATCAAGGCTTACGCGCCGGTGTCTCCACAGGCTGCGCCTGCGCCAGCTACGCAGGCAAGTGCTGTCGCGACTTCAGCACCAGACGCCCCCGCCGGCAAGAAGCCCTGGGAATAACGATGGCCGCTATCCCAGCTAACGAGAACTCTACGCTGTCGCTGCTGGATCGCGCAGTCGAGGACGATTCCGGATCATCACCTGGCCGGTATCACCTCGGCGCTTCGATCATTGGCCGTGAGTGCCGCCGCGAGTTGTGGTACAGCTTTCGTTGGACCACAGTGACCAAGCACAGCGGACGATTGCTGCGCTTGTTTGCTCGCGGTCAGCGCGAAGAGGATTGGTTTAATCATCTTCTGCGGCTGGCTGGTGTAACTGTCTGGGACGTGGACCCCGACATGAATCAGCAGTGGCGCGTGGAGGCTGTTGGGGGCCATTTCGGCGGAAGCCTTGACGGTGTGTTGATGGGCGTGGCAGAGGCGCCAAAAACGCCCCATGTTAGCGAGCAGAAAACGCATAACGACAAGTCGTTTAAGGGTGTTGTAAAGGATGGCGTTGCTGTCGCGAAGCCCGAGCATTACAGCCAGATGCAGATCTATATGCACCTGATGAACATCCCTCGGGCGCTCTACCAGGCAGTGAACAAAAACGACGACTCGCTGTACTTCGAGCGCGTTGAGCACAATCCAGCGCACGCAGATGCCCTGCTACGCAAGGCCGAGCACATCATCACGAGCGATCGACCGCCTGAAGGTATCAGCACTGACGCTGCGTTCTACAAGTGTAAGTTCTGCGATCACCAGGCTCTGTGTCATGGCTTTCAAACGCCAGCGCTGAGTTGTCGTACCTGCGCATACGCAACCCCGCAGACTGACGGTGACGCTCGATGGTCCTGTGAAAAGCACAAGAAGAACCTGACCGGCGAAGAGCAGAGAGAGGCCTGCCCTGATCATCTGTTTATTCCTGACCTGTTGGCTAACTGGGCGAAGGCCTTCGATAGCGCCGACGATCGTGTTGATTTTAAGAACACGGTGACAGGTCACTCGTTTTCAAATGGTGGTGAAGGTGGCTGGAGCAGCAAGGAAATCAGTCGAGCGATCGACATCAAGGTGATCGGCGATCCAGAGGTGGACCATTTGAGAAAAAGCTTTAGCGGCGAGGTTACCGGATGAGCAAGTTTATTATCGAGTTGACGACAGAAGATTTCGATCAACTTTTAGAAGTGCAAGATGAGATCGCGACCAACTTGCGAGACATCCTCAGACTTTTGGAGCGTTTCAGTGAAGAAGAAAAAGCCAGTTGAGTTACCGCTGCTGCCGCGCAAGCACGCTTGTTACGAGTGCATCATGCTGACGATAGACCTCTGCCGCATCCACGGAATTGTGCCTGTCGATTTTGTCCGC